CCAAAATGACACAGCAAGAAATTTTAATTGAAACCCTTAGACTTCAAAGCAAAATTACTGAGCGCGTCGATACTCATGATACGGAAATTAAAGTAATCAGTGAAAAGCTTGACAACCAACTCACAATCGATCACGCGGCACAACGAAAACTGCAAAAAGAAATAGCCGTGCGAGTGTACACACGACTAGATGAAAATTCATATGATGAAAAAAACGACGATTTTATTCGTGGTATTGTTTATTCAAAACGTAAGCGTCAATATTTTTCAGCACTTCACCGTGAAATCAAAGATAGGTTTGCTGTTTCGTCTTATACAGATGTTAAGCAAAAAGATTTTAATTCCTGCCTTAATTATATCAGATCATGGATTGAAAAGAAATAAATTATCCACAAAATTATCAACAGGGGTGAATAACTTATGGAAAAATTTAAGATATGGAAAATAAAAATTACAATAGTAGCTGGTAAATCTGAAACAGTTACAACTAAATTAGTTCACACACCTTTACAGATTCAAACAATATCAGAAGAAATTAAAGCTGCATTAAATAGCTACTGCAAACCAACATCCGAAATTACTGATATTCATACTTCAATAATCGAACACGAATTTGAATTTACAAATGGGAGCGAATTATAATGACATTGCGCGAACGGTACGACCAACAGCACAACGGAAACATTGAAAGTGGCATAATCGCAGCAGTATTGGTTTTTCTAGCGGTGATCGGCTCATGATTAATAAAGCCAAGTTAAGCAATTGTCCTTTCTGTGGTAAAACGGTAAGTATTGCTAAAATAAGTACAGACGGTTTTAATTATTATGGAGTTCATGGTGGTCGTGGTAAAAACGAATGTCATTGCCGCGTATTTATGGAAAGCAATTTATTCCCAAAAGACGATCAGGGAGGAAAAGAATATTACGGATTAGTTGAAAAATGGAATGGGAGGGTAACTTCATGAAATATTTAACGCCACACGGAATTAACGTTTTGCTTATCATCGCCTTAGCATTCGCCATAATCTTTACGGTTTGGAGTTGGTAGCGATGAAAACTCTCAAGCAGTTAAGAATTGAAGCAGGTTTCCCGACAATAAATTCAATATCCAGTTATCTGCATATGAGCAGATCGTCGTGGTACAACCTCGAAACAGGGCTTGCATACTTCAAACACCTACAAGAAGATTTACAAAACCGCATAGCAATCGTTTTAAACGTAGATAAGTCGGAATTGATACACGAAGTCAAGCCGACCAAATGCGTTGAGTACAAAGCAACCAGCGAGCAATTAGAAGCGTTTTTAAAGCCGTTCGGTGAAAGATTACAGCCAATTACCGAACCACTCAAGAATCGCAAGAAAGCAATCGGGCTGGCAAGCCTTTCATATTTTGAAAGAAAAGTAATACCGGAAAAAGAAATTCAAGATTAAAATTAAAAAGGAGAAATTAAATTGAAAATAAAAACGATTAAAATTACCAATTTCCTAGGAATTGACGAATTAAATTATAATCCTGGCAACCTTACAGTTATCGAAGGTGAAAAAGGCAGCGGAAAATCAAGCATCTTAGAAGGTATTGAAACCGCCATTACAAATACTCGCCGCAGAACAGAAGTAATCAAGCATGGCAATGATGAAGCAACACTTTTCATCCAAACCGATACAGGGCTTGAAGTTGATCGTAAGATCCGTACAGGTAAAGCCGACTATTTAAAATTACGGCAGCAAGGTCAGGGCGTTAAATCAACCGAAGCTGAATTAAGAAAATTCATTAACGGTGACATTTTCAGACCGCTTGACTTTATCAATCTTGATGCAAAAAAACAAACTGAAATCATTCTTGGAATGATTAAAATGCAGTATTCAGATGAAGAAATTATCGCATGGTTTGGCAGAGATGATATTCTCAGTGGCATCAATACGGATAAACATTTGTTGCAGGTTCTAAAAGATATTGAAGTAGCTAATTTTAAACAGCGTGAAGAAGTAAACCGCGAAATTAATCTCCTTAAAGGTCAAGTTAAAGGAATCGAATCTGAATTGCCGGCTAATTATGATGGCGAAGAATGGAAAACTAAGAAAGTACAGGACTTCTACAATAAAGTTTCCGATGCTCAAAAAGCAAACAACTATATTGATGAAGCTGAACGGCTAACAGCTGGAATTTCTGAAAAGATTGACGCTCTTACAGCGGTTTCAGACGGCGCTAAGTCTCATATAAAAGCTAAGTTTGTTAGCCAACGGCAGGACATTAAAGACATTATTGATCTAGCAAACGGTAGAATTGTTACCTCCCAAAATGTTATTGATACGGCACACGATAAATTAAATCTTGAATATGCTGATCTTGAAAAAAAAATGGGTAAAGAAATTGATGCTATTAAGTTAAAATATAAAAATTTAACTATAGGCGCAAAAGTTCATATTGACAGTGAAGTCCATTCTCAAAAAGAATTAATTGCACAACAAAAACAAAAGATTGCGGTAAAGCAACAAGAATCCGCATCGCTAACTGACCTTGAAAAGCAAGAAATTAAAAGCGAAGATGCTGCTCTCAAAGCTTCCATTGAAAAAGAAAAACTTCGTGCCGGTAAAGCCACCGAATATTTAAAAGAACATGAAAAGATTGAAACAGAACCACTCCAAACCGAAGCCGACAAAATAGCCGACATGCAAAGCTATCTGCGCGAATGGGACCGTATGATTGATATTCGTAATGGCAAGTTGGCAATCAAAAAAGCATACTCTGACGAATTAACAGGCGTTATTACAACTGCCAGAAACAAACCTGCCGAACTTCTTAAACAGCATAAATTGCCAATTGATGGTATTTCAGTTGACGAAAATTCAATGATCCGCATTAATGATGTTTTGCTCGATGGTCTATCCGATGGTGAAAAACTTGAAGCTGCTTTTAAAATTGCGCTGCAGCGTATGGGGGAATTAAAGGTGATCTGCCTCGATGGTTTAGAAAAGCTCAATGAGTCAGAACAAAAGAAGATTGTTAAGCTTTGCGAAAATAACGACATTCAGGCATTTGTTACCATCACCAAGGATACTAAAAACGGTGAATTTGAAATTAAAGGGGCGTTATAATAATGGCTACAAAAGAATTAGTATTAACTGAAACACACAAAAGCTTAATGGCACTTTTAACAAGCAAGCAAGAAGCAATGCCAAAAGATTTTAACCAGACAAGGTTCCTTCAAAATTGTATGACTGTCTTGCAAGATACTTACAATATTGAAAAATGCCAGCCTATTTCTATAGCCAGAACGCTTTTAAAAGGTGCTTTTCTTGGATTAGACTTTTTCCAAAAAGAATGCTATGCCATCCCTTATGGGGATGGTTTGCAATTCCAAACAGATTACAAAGGCGAAACAAAAATGGCTAAAAAGTACAGCATTCGACCAATAAAAGATATTTACGCAAAAGTTGTTCGGGAGGGCGACTTCTTTGAAGAAGAAATAAAAGATGGTCAGCAGGTAGTAAACTTTAAACCATTATCATTTAATGATGGTAAAATAATTGGCGCATTTGCAATAGTTTTATACCAAGATGGCGGCATGGAATATGAAACAATGTCTACCGATGAAATAGAAAAAGTAAAAGAAAACTACAGCAAAAAAAGTCATAAAACAGGCGAGTTTTCAAAAGCGTGGGTTGTTTCAACTGGCGAAATGTACAAAAAAACCGTGCTGCGTCGCTTAACCAAAAAGATCGAAAAAGATTTTGCTAGTATCGAACAGGCAAAAACATATGAAGAAAGTTCCGATATGGAATTCAAAGATAAACAGAAAGCTGAAAAACATGAAGTTCCAAACATTCTTTACAAGCAGGAAGAACCGATTGAAGCTGAATTTAAGGAGGTACCAAAAGAAGAAGAATCACCTTTTGATGCAAAGGAAGAAAAATAAATGTTGGCAAGAGATTTAACAGGAGAAAGGTTCGGTAGGTTAATTGTTACCTACCGGCTGATTGGCAAACACGTAAAACGAAGTTATTGTTATATATGTAAGTGTGATTGCGGAAATGAAACTGTAGGATACCAGTATGAATTATTAAATGGAGACACGAAAAGCTGTGGTTGCTTTACAAGAGAAAGAGCGATTGAAACAAATACTACTCACGGATTAAGCAAAACAAGATTTTATCAAACATGGAGAGATATGCTAGAAAGAACAACAAACTTAAAAAATCATGCATATAAAAGGTATGGCGGCAGAGGAATAAAAGTATGTAAGGATTGGCTTGTCTTTGAAAACTTTGTAAAAGATATGTATGAAAGTTATTTAAAACATAGTAACGATTTTTCAGAAAAAGAAACAAAAATAGATAGAATTGACAATGATAAAGGATACTATTTAGAAAATTGTAAATGGTCTACAAATAAGGAACAATGTGCAAACAGATCATCAAGCGTTAAAATTTTAATTAAAGGAATATATCTTAGCCCAATTCAAATAGCGGAAAAATATAATTTAACATATTCATCAATAACACACAGATTAAGTAGAAAATGGAAGTTACCAGATTTAATAAAACCGATGAGAAAAAGGAGAAAATAAATGGAATTAACACGTAAAAATTATTTTAGCCCTGAAGCTGAAGCGAAATACCTAGGATCGTCTTCTTTTAAAGCGTGGGATACTGAGCACGGTGGATGTGAAGCAAAACAAATAGCAAAACGTTCTGGAGAATATATAGAAAAGTCAAATCCTGCTTTTTTGCTGGGTAGCATGATTCACAGCTGGTCTTCAAATGATCTTCAAGAATTTATCGCAAGTACGCCAGAATTATTTAAAAAAGATGGAACTTTATTAGCAAAATATGCACTTGGCGATACCATGATAGAAATATTTAAAAATGATCCGGCAATGGTTGAAATGCGTGAAGGTCTCAAGGAAAATATTTTTGTAGGACAAATAGGCGGTGTATGGTTTAAGATTCAAGTTGATATTCTCAACATCTTGAAAGCCCGTTTTTGCGATATTAAAACCACTAAATCTATGTATGAAAAGTATTGGAATCCGGACAGCAGAGAATATGAAAGCTTTATTCAAAAGTATGATTATCCGTTGCAATTCACCATTTATGGAGAGGTCTTACGGCAGAATTACGCTAAGATTTTAGAAGAAGCTCTTAAAACTTATACGCGCAAACAACTTAAAAAGTTTATCGACATTATGGAATCAAATTCATTCTTGGAATGTTACATCTTGGCAGTAGATAAGCAGGAAGTCCCAGACCATAATATTATCTTTATGGATCTTGATTCTTATGCTGATGAACGGTTGGAAGAAATCAAAGCCAAATTGCCACATATCATGGCTGTACGAAATGGCGAAATTGAACCGGAGCATTGTGGCAAGTGCGATTACTGCCGAAGCATCAAAAAAATTACCACGCCGATTCACTATTTAGATTTTAAAATTTAAAACTATGGGGCTACATCTTCGGGTGTGGCTCTCATAAAATCAGGAGGTATAATATGAGTAGATTACGTATAAATATACAGGTATCGCATGATGAGCGTCTTGACTTAATGCGATTATTTATTATGATGGCGTGTGTACCTAAAACCGATTATTCTGACATTAATTTATCTGAAATGAGAAAAGCATATCAAGCGTTAAATTATAGATTGGTGGTGGCTTTATGAATAAATCTTTAAAAGATTGTCCTATCTGTGGTGGAAGAGTAGCCATGCTTTTTGACAAGAATTTAGCTAAAATTATATGCAGTTGTGGTTTAAATTTCCCTTTTTATTTTAATAATGCGGCTGAGTTTAATTCTTATATTGAAAAATGGAACAATAGAAACGACAGCAATGATATTTCTCTAAAAATAAAAACTGCAATGATTGATTTTTGCAAAACATTTAAAAATAGACAAAGCCATTCCACAATTTGCTATCCACCCACAACTGGTGATGATTGCGAAATGTTGCATCTTTGCAAAAGTATTGAAAAGGTACTGGAGGAATATAAATGATTGTTTATTTAAGCCATCCGTACACTGGCGATGAAGTGAAAAACATCGAACATGCATCAACTATCGCGTTGCAACTTTCATATCAATACACGGTGTTTTCGCCACTTAATAATTTTACATTCATCAATAGCGATTTTACTTATGGTCAGGTTATGAAAATGTGTTTGGACATGCTAGAGAAATGCGACAAGTTAATTTATTACGGTCACAGCAATGGCGTTGATACCGAAATAGCGTTTGCCAAGAAACTAGGAATACCAGTAGAGGAGTGGACGGAATGATTAATTGCTTAACTTGTCAAAATTACAACGACCGCAAATGTAAAACCGCCATGCATTCGGCGTGCAGCAAATACGTGCTTGATCCGAACGGCGAAACTGAATTAAAAACATCATCATTTTTATTCGAAGTTGGCGAACCGCTGCCACCAGTTGGCGAATGGTCCAAAAATCTATTTGCAATTAACGGGCAGCTAAAACGGATATTCGTTGACATTATGACACCTATGCAATGGG